CCAAATGGAGTACCTCGTAATCCAACATTTTCTGATGTCATTTTAACCCATCCACCGACTTTAACTTTTTTGGTATGAGTTCCTGACCTGTCTATATATTGTTGGTCTTGTGTTACATTTGGGTCCCAAACAACTTTGTCAGGACTAACACCTAAGTTTTCCGCGGCTTTGTTTTTATTCCATTTAGATTTGGGGTCGGCAAATTCATTATAATCTTGTTTTGGCGTATAATCTTTTTTCTGAAAAGATGGTACTGGTGCGGTTGATATTGGTTGTCTATTACTATCTAACTCTTTTGGATATGTATTAGAATTTAAATTTGGAAAAACGTCAGAAGCTTTTAACCCGGCAACTGGTCCATCTACCAACTTATATCCACCTTCTGATTTTTTTTGATAAACCAATTGTTCAATCAATAATGAATTTTCAGACAAAGTTTTACTTGTATCATATTCCATTAATAATTTAAACCTATTTAAAATACTTTCATTCATAACATAAATGTGATTTTTATTTTTAAATCACCGTCACCTTTTATAGTCCTATGATAAATACCTTCAGGAATTATATATTCACCGCCTTTAATCATTTTAACGGGTAATTCGTCATCTAATTGTAATAACCATCCTTCACCCTCAATGACCTCAACTAATCGTGTTTCTCGGTCTCTATGCCAATGGAGTTCTCCTGAATCAATATTTGATTCAAATACTCTAATTTTTGATTTTTCTGTAATTTCAGAATCTTTATATGGGTTCATATTACTTATACAAAAGAATAATTTTCAAATTTATTTAATTTTAAACGATATCTAATCAAACTTCTATCAATCAATAATTTGTTAGAGGCTTCTGTTATTGAATCATATTTTACGTCATCTATAATTATCGGGTTTTTATGTTTACAAATATAATTTGGATTATTTTTTCTTATTATACATTTTTTAGAACAAAAAATTTGTGAGTGATTTGTATATATAAATTCTTTACCACAATTACTACAAATTTTATTTTTCTTATATTTTCTATTAAAAAATTCATTAACTTTATCATTATCAAAAAAGTCATAAAAACCTTTAACATTACCAAAATTCATAATATTATTTTTAGTTCTAATTGATTTAAATAAAAAAGTTAAATCTTCAGACACATCTTCAATATTACACTGTTTCAATTTATCTTTAATGTAATAACATTTATCTTGATATTTTTTCCAATAATTTATCCAATATTGTTTTTGATTCTGTTTAGTTTTTTCAGAATGTAATGACATATGTAGTTTTGATTTTAATTTATCTTTATATATTTTAGATTTTTCTTCACCAAACACATCTTCATATCTTTTACCTTTCGTATAAGATGATTTAGATATTTTTGCCTTGATTTTATCAATATTGGGGTGACCTGATAAAGTATCACCTCCATCACCTCCTTTAGTTATATTATACAAAATGTGATTTTTCCTGTATTCTTCAATCCAGTAGATTTCTTTTTTTGATAATTCTTCATTATCATTGGCGATATCAATAATTTTTTTTGTAAAATTGTTTTTACCATATTTTTCTAAAGCTTTTTTAATCAGAACTCCGGACCCATAATATGATACCCTATTGGTTGTGTCTTTACCTATATAAATTTTACCATTAATAATATTCTTAATTTCATATATAACCATATCACTGTGTTTATATATAAATATCAAAAAAATAGTTTTTTACCAGTAAATAAATGGTTATTCCTACCAAAACCCTGGATAGGTACGTCCGCCCCAGAGGTAACCAAAGCGATTGAGGCGACATGCCCAGTACCCCGCAGTTAATCTATCTTTCTTTTTATCACATTGATGTCTTGCTGCAAATGATTTACGAGCCTTAGGATTTGAAACTTTCGCAGTTAAACCTCCGTGTACATCACCAAATGATATTTTTTTAACTCTTCCTGTTGATGGGTTTTTAACGTACACAACATATTTTTTTCCACCACCTGAATTTCTTCTTGGTTTACCTATTTCAACCTTTTTACCATTGTATTCGGCTTCGTTAATAAAGTCTTCAGACAATGGTATATCTAAATAAACTTCTTGTCCGTTAAATAATATAATTTTTTCACCCAAATCAGTTTCAATTAGTTCAACCTCTTCCTCATTTAGTACAATTTCACCATCAAAGTATAATTCTCTTACTTCATTAATTAAATCAAAAAATGATTCAGAATGAGGTCTATAAATGTTTTCAGTTAATGGAATATTATTATCTAAATGATATCTTAACCCTTGAGAAACAACTGATTCAGTTTGTTCTTGTAATACTTTTTTAATAATGTTATCTAATTTCATTTTTTCTCACGAAATAAAAAATACAACCCAAAAAATAATAGTGACACACCATAAAAAATACTTGTGGTAATCCAATAAGAATTCGTCGCATCTAATATTGTTTTGAAAATGATGTCGAATCCTAAAGGGTTGAAAAACATTCCAGCCATTAGACAATATGTTGCCACATTTCTGTGAAATACTTTTCTCCAAGTCGTCATTATTCATTCATTTGGATTTAAAATTTATGAGACAAGCTCTTTCATACTATAAATATTAAAATAAATAAAAAAATGGATAATTATAGGCAAATAACAAAATATGGCATCGAAAGTTTCAAAAGGGTCCACATCAAATAAAGTTAATTTTGGTGTAAAGAAGTCTGGTAAGTTCTCTAAAAAATTGACTAATAATAAAAGGTCAAAAAATTACAAAAAAGCTTACAGAGGACAAGGTAGATAATTGTTTTTTTGTAAATAATTTCTTATATTTATAATTGTGAATAAGAAATTATCTTTAGAAGAAATGTGCGATAAATACATCGCCAAAACTTACCCACATATTGCTGGGGTGAGAGTAAACGACGTATCCCTTAACAAAGATGGACTTCTTGATATTGATATCACTTTATTATCAACAATGGAGAAACTAAATAAAATTGGGGTGTACGATGAATATATCAAGTTAATGACCGATGAAAGTAATGGTTCTGTGTGGGTTGGTTATAACCGTCAGATGGATATAAAGAATATTAGAGCGGATATTAAATCTTTTATTAAATTTTTTTATAATGAAAGAATTAACACTCTAACAATTTTTCTTAAAATATTATGATTTTCTAATAACATAATCTGTATTCATATAGGGTATACCGGTATTTTCCAAACCTAAATGAATACATAAACTTCTAGCATAGTCAAAAAGTTTACCCACCCAATTTTCGCTTGTTTCCCCAAGATATAAAACCAAATCAACGTTGAATCCCCAAATCCATTTTTCACTATTCTGTTCAAACATTGCTTTCACATCGTCTTCATTAATTTTAAAACTAATTACAAATGGTAATTTTTTAAAATAACGAGACATTCCTTCTATAAACAGTTTGATTTTTTTTTCAGTATTCATATTATTATAAATATGTTAAAATTATTCTTTGAGAAAATGATGAACCGTGTTTTTAAAAAAGACATTGATTTATTATTTGGTGAAGATAGTACAATTAAAGTGAACTCAATGGGATATTCCACACAACATAAGAAATTTCATTTATCTGTCACGTTATTTCCAAGTAACTACGATTATGCGTTTGAGGTATACCCTGAAGGTTTGGAAGGAGTCGTACAGGACGCTTGGAAGTTTATGGGAATTTCTAAAGATTTTATATTAACAACTTCAATACATCATTAACTATGGCACATCCAATTATACACGCAAAAAGTTCAGTTAAAAAATACGGTGGAAAATGGGAAGATTATATACATCTACACAATTGGTTGGATGAAACCAAGTCTTGGTATGGACACTCAACACATAGAATGTTCAGACATCACTCTGAGGGTATTTTTGAGATGGAAAAAATATTTGGACCTATGTTTATTAACAGTGATGGAAAGACTGTTTATACTCGTTACATCGGAGAACAACACGTTAGGGAAGACTGTAATAACTATATCCCAACAGCTAAAGAATGGGTGGATGGAATACAATCTAAAGAAAGACCTATTTGGATGATGAAAACAATGAAATTAGAAATTGAAGACTGATATTTATTATTATGGAAAAAATTGAAAACTATATTAAGTCTAACTTACCAAATTTTAAATTACTTTACTTTTTTTTAAAAAGTGAGGGTCACGACCATATTACTGTATCATTTAATATCCAATCAGGTGAAATTGATTATTCGTACTATGCTTATGGAAGGGGTCAAATTAAATTGCCTGAAAGATTAAAAGATTTTTATGAAAAATTAGTAAATATAGTTACTGAAGAAGATTTTAATATTGATTACAATAACTACCATACTATTGATGTGACTTACGATATTGATGATAACCAACTGATAATTAGAGATAATGAAGTAGTGACGGTTGCAAGGGACTCAGGAACGTCAAGCGAGATTGATTCACCGGATTTGTTAGAAACTATGAAAGATTGGTTAAATAAAGGAATATCAATTATAAAAGTTGAGTTTAACGGAGGTGGTGACAGTGGTTATATCGACGATTATGGGTACGATGAAAAAGGTACAAATCATCCTATACCTGCAAGTATGGAAGATTTTTTATACAATATGTTAGAGTCCAACTTTGGAGGATGGGAAATTAATGAAGGGTCTCAAGGTGATTTCGAGATATATAATAAAAGTTCAGAAATTATCCTCTCAATTGGTGTTAATGAGGAGGAAACGGAAACAACAACTCTTTGGAGAGGGGATGTAAAATTTTAGAACAACACGATAGCAATTGGCTTATGTCCTTCAAATGAAGGGTTTGCTTTAAAGTAAACTTTGTTAGAATCGTGGTAAATGTTTCCAGTTGACCCGTCCTTGATTTCAAAATCATCTTTATCAGGAGCGTTTAATTGAGTATCGTCAACTTTAAAGTATCCGTTCTCAAAAGATGCCGGATAATTATGTCCCATATTATAAACTTTCATAAACTCGTCTTTGGTTCTTGGTTTCAAAGTTTCAGGAGTTGCAGTAACAGGAACATCCAAAGCCTCAGGTTGTTCAAATAATCTTTTCTTAAGTGATGGGTCAGAATGTAACCCTAAAATTCTATTTTTTTCTGATTCTGTAATACTGATGCGATTTTTCATATGGATATAATATACAAATAAATATTGCGTTAAATAAAAAAATAAATATTTATTATTATGAAGGTTATCTTAAATAATAAAACGCTCAATACTAAAGTTTGTAAAACCCCACAGGAGAAAATGGAAGGGATGCAAAATAAAGAATTCAAAGGATTTGATTCTATGTTATTTTTATTGGGAAATGACCACGATTGTTTTTGGATGAAAGATTGTATCATCCCGTTAGACATTTTATTTTTAGACCACAAATTTGATATAGTTAAAATTTTTCCATCGTGTCCTATTTGTAATAGTGACGATTGTAAAAGATATTGTAGTGATGGTAGCTACGTATTAGAATTACCATCAGGGTATTGTAAAAAAAATAATGTTAAACCAGGAGATAAAGTTATTTTGTCCCTTCAGAATTTTTAATTTTTTCTTGTAACTTCTCAACGAATTCTTTTTGTAATGTCTTTAAGAATTTAACATACTCAGCGTCTTCACTGTCAGCGGGTTTGTTGTACTTACCTTCAGGTGGTCTCTTACTTCTTCCAAATAAATTCAATCCTGAAATGTTTGTAATACATTTATGTCCTCCCGAATTAGCTTGGATGATGTCCCATGCAGTTACACCAATCTTATCTAATAATGTTTTTTCTTCATCTGTTAATGATGTAAATGGTTTAGACATAATTTCCTTAATAACACCAAGATACTCCATACCATTATCAATATCCATCATTTTTTCACCATAAATTGCTGAGAAATCTTTGAATGTAAAACCAACAGACTCTTCTCCAAAACCTTTTGACGACTCTAAAATCCATTTAATAGTTGATAATGGAATCACTCTATTTTTTAATTGAGACTCCCATTTACCAAGTACTTCTTGAGCAATGTCACCAAGGTTTACACCCTTTAATTGTCTTTCTTTTTTAAATGGGTTACAAGACGCTTGTAATAAACCAAGTGGCCAAGCAATTACAAGAAAATCAGCTTCAGGGTTATTTCTAAATGGTGTGTATCTATCATACGCTCCAGGTTTAATCATACTACCACCACCATATTGTACAATAATGTTACTATCAATTTTAACATTTGGATTGTCTTTCATTGATTTAACATAATTTTCTTTGTTCTTCTCAAGTTGTGAAGTTTCCGCATATCCTTTTTCTTTAACAATCTTACTAATGATGTTAAAAATGGATAAAATTGACGGTTTAGCGGTCATTACAAGTTTTTCTAAAAAGTCAGGTTTGTTTTTAAACGCTAATAACAATTTGTTTGTTACTAAACCTAACATCATTCTATTTTCTTTAGACGTTTTGTTCTTATCAAAGTTATAAACATAATTCATTACCATTTCAGGTGTAATATCTCTAGATGCGTAGTCCGCACTATCAACCATAGATATTGTTGCAACATCTTCAGGTGTGAAAATTTCTGATGGTGGAACAATTTGAGATAATGTCTCAACATTTGAACGAGCACTTCTAAATTGTGTTGATTTTGTTTCTTCAGCTCCTGCCTGTCTATCGTGGTGGTCTGTGTGAACAATAAACATTGGTTTCCCGTGAGCAAAGTCAACTAAAACTGGCATAATCTCTCCGTGGGCGTCAGCCTTTCTTACTGAAAATTCTTTATCACCATATTGAATTACTTCAGAATCAACAACTTTAATTCCATTATCTTCCAAATATTTTTTCATAGCTAAAGCGGTAGTAACACCGTCTAAATCCATATGAAAATAAATTTTTGCTTTATTGTATCTTTTTGATAATTCGTTGATGTTACGAATACCCCCTTCTATGAGTAAATTTTTCATATAATATAAATACTAACCTCAACAGAAAACTTGGGTGGTAGAAAATCTAAACTATTTGTCTTTCTTACCTTTAACGTTTGGATGGTTTACGTAATAATCAAAAAACAAAATACAACTTCTACACAATATGTATTTTTTATCTGAGTTGTCAGATGTCATTTCACAACAGTCGTCTTTTTCTCTCTTACACTG